ATGACGAGTGAAAATCTGACAATGCACAACAAGGTTCTTGCATACCTTATCGAGATAGTGCACGAAGAGGCGGTTCCGGTGAATATCGAAATCGGTTCCAGACATGTAGATGCCAACAGCGATACGCAAGTGGATGTATTGCTGGAGTATGAAGAGCCGGACAAGGAGTGTGTCAATGAAGCGATGGCCAGGGCTATCAATGCCATGGTCATAATGAATCAGTAAAGATAGGTTGATGATGACAGTTGTTTTTTTATGGATATCGCTGATTGCGCTGGTGGCCGCCTTGATACTATGTGTCTGGGCAATGCGGAAAGCATCCGGCTCTTACCGAATTCTCTTTCTCTTTGATATTATCGTCTTGATGATAAATATTGGGATAATAGGATTTGCAATAGGTTGTCTATCTAATATGCGGTAATATGAGAGATTTGAAAATGACAGATTTCCCGACATATCCTTGGGAGATCCTTGACGTGTATCAGGACAACAGTTACTGTTACAATATCCGTCCTGGCCAACATGTCATTGGAGATTTATTCGATGATTCCAGAACGAAGCTGGTATCATACAACAGAAAATCACATGTGCAGATAATCTGCGTATGCGACCCCTACAAGCCGCCTTTCTATGCGCGTGAATGTATGTATGGTGTATATTCGGCATGGAGAGAAATCGAAGAGGACATCTTTAACTTGGAGCTGGCGGGATATTCTACCAAGCAAAAATTTCCACCCCTATGTACATCACACCATTATTTTTGAATATTATGGAAAATGAATCATTTGAAAGGGCTAAAGCCCTCAAGGAAGAGATTGAAAAGTGTGATTCCCTGCTTGATTCAATCCTGAAAAGCAGCAGGGAATGCTGTGTGTATCGCGATGCCGATAGGGGTACTCGTGACCTTGTTGTTATCCCCCTTCCCAAGTATTGTACCCAGTACATTATAGATGGACTTTACGTGAGAAAGTGCCGGATGGAGCAGGAATTTAAAGAGTTATAACAATCTAATGACAAGAATCATGGTTACTAAAACAACATTCAAAAAGAAGTTTCCGGACGTTAAGGTGCAGAAGCTACAGACCAGCGTTGTCTTTAGCAGGCAGCAGGTAGAAGAAACCGTATTGAAGGTGTGCGATTCTCTCGGTACCGGACTGCTTTATTACAATTATGCAAACAGATGGATAACCGTTTATGCCTCCGAAAAAATGAAAAAGGCACTGGACTCAATGAAACCGGGTTCTGAGGTATTTCACGAACATTATGGTGTTTATGGTAAAGTGATAAGCGATAAGCCATTTGTCATCTGTGGAGAATTGTGTATCAGGGTTGACTTTGGGGGAATGCCTGACAATGGAGCATATAGCTGTGTATGTTTTGTAATGTAATTGAATAAATATGAATATAGAACAATGGATTGGGGAGGGATTAGCTGTGCGCTTGTTTGTGCAATACCTATAGTGGTCATTATCTGTGATACTGTAATAAAAGTATTTGAAATGAAATATAAAAAAGAAGATGAGAACTAAGTTAATAAAAAAGCATAATCCGCAATCTTTTTTGGATGATTTAAAAAGGGTACGAGAGGTCATGGTTTACGCAGAGTGCACCAATTCTTATTATCAAATCTTAAAAAAAGACTTGCTGAGAGATGCTGAAAGGAAAGCAATCACATACTATATAACGGATACTATATTCATTATAAAAAGGAATGTGATGGTAGTCATTTAACGAATAACAAAACAGATATGACCCCAATGGATAATGAGTTACAATGCAAGAGATGTGGGAAGCCGATAAAAGGTGGTTGCTACAATGCTCCCGATGGACCTTTTTGTGTCGATTGCTGGGATAAAAAAATCAGCGAGAAAGTTAAAAAGGATTATGAGAAACAAGCCTTAAAGAGATTGCAGGCTATTGGTCTCGGTTTTAAAACAAATCAATAATGAATAAAAAAGAAATATCAATGAAGAAAGGTCAGAAGGTGCGCATCCTGCGTACCAATCAGGTAGCGACAATCGTCGAAGTGGAATTGATTCGTAAAGGTGGTAAGGTACACCGCTACTGCCATCTGAAGACAGATGAAAAGTCATATTTGTGGTTGGATGCCTCAGAACTGGGGAGTGTGGTGGAGGAAGTGAAGGTCTCGGTAGTTGATGACCGGAACCGGGAACTGCACTTGGCTATATGCCAGGACTACTCCAAGGATAAGATAACATTACATCTTACCGGCAAGAATCCGGATAATCTGAAGGAAGCTTCCGGACTATATGCGAGACTGATGAACTTGTTCATTGGGAGCCTGAAGGAAACGCGGGAACTGTAGGAGCAGATAACGTCCTTGATAACTCTCCTATAAAACAATTCCTTTGTACCCTTCAATGTTTAAAACATGGACTTGCTTCAATATCTTCCGGACGATAGTCGATCCTGGATTCAGTCTTATATAGAGCTGGTAGGAATGGAGAGGTTGACGGAATACTATGACAAAGTATTCATCGATCTGTACGAGATGCTGCCCGGTGAATCTTTCCGGGTACTTGAAAAGGTCAGTCCGGAGAACTATGGCCTTTTCATGAAATGCGTGTATTCATGCTTGTGTGAGTTTGACTTGTATGATATATGCAGCTATTATATCGAAGAACAAGGTACTGTCATCCTTAGAAGGTAGTACCCGAATATAATATACAATGATAGACGAAAGAATCATAGAACAAATCTTAGACCGTGCTGATATTGTGGATGTAATATCCGGTTACGTCGATCTGAAGAAGAAAGGAGTAAATTACCAGGCGTGCTGCCCTTTCCATAAGGAGAAGACCCCCAGTTTCTTCGTGAGCCCGGCACGCGGCACCTGGCACTGTTTCGGATGTGGCAAGGGCGGCAACGCCGTCGGTTTCTTGATGGAGCACGAGACGATGAGCTATCCGGAGGCCGTCAGGCACCTCGGCAAGAAATACGGCATAACCGTCGAGGAAGAGAGGCTGACTCCCGAGCAGGAACAGGCACGCATGAAGCGCGAGTCGATGTTCGTAATCAACCAGCGGTGCGCGGAGCATTTCCGCCAGAATCTGCTGGACCCGGCCAACAAGGCTGCCGCCGAATATGTCAAGGGGCGCTGGGGGCTGGAGTATGCCGAAGAGACGGGCATTGGGTTTGCGCCCGACAAATGGGATGATTTGTTGAACTTCGCGCAATCGGCCGGTCTTTCCATAAACTTGATGAAGGAGATGGGGCTGCTATCGGACAACAAGGAAAAGGCTAAAGAAAGGGGGACGGAGATTAGGACTTTCGATGGTTACCGTAACCGCATAGTTATTCCCATACGCGACCGTTTTCGACGGATTATAGGCTTTACCGCACGTGACATGTCCGGTGAGAAGGTGGCCAAGTATATCAATTCGGCTGAAAATGAAATCTACCATAAACGTGATTCAATTTTCGGAATTGATACGGCCATACGCCAGGCTGCCAAAGAAGATAAATTCTATTTGGTGGAAGGGGCGCCCGATGCGATGCAGCTTCAGCGTATTCGTGTCAACAACGCTGTTGCCCCTCTTGGAGGCGATTGGACTGAAAGCCAGATGGAGCAACTGAAGAAGTACGCCACTAAAGTTTGCTTCCTTCCGGATGCGGACCCGCCCAACCCAGATAAAGGTGAGAAACTGGGTGCCGGCATTCGCAACGTGATGCGTAACGGATTGCAGGCGATGAAGTGTGGGTTTGGTGTATCGGTCAAAGAGATACCACTTGGGGAAGCGCAGAGCAAGAATGATCCGGATACCTACTGTACGAGCATTCAGAAGTTTCAAGAACTGAAAGAGGTAGATTTCATTCCATGGTATGCTTCATATATATTCCAAGACATCAATACCACCGAAGAGCGAAGTGATGCTGTCAGCACCATCTGCTCCATGGTGGTCATGGTGAAGGACGAAGTCAAAGAGTCCATGTACCTCAAACAGCTCCAGTCATTCTATGATGACAAGAAGTTGTGGCAAACGGCCATCAACCGGGCCAAGAAGCTTGATAAAGCCAAGCAAGTCATTAATGAGAGCAAAAAGATAGACCGTGACCTTTATCAAAAATATGGCTTCTATGAAGAATACAATGCTTACTTTGCATTGGCTGGGGACAGTGGGAAAGCTGTGCAATGGAGCAATTTCACCATGTTGCCTCTATTCCACATCAAAGATTCCCTCCTGCCCAAACGTCTCTACCGAATCAAGAATCAAAACAAGCAAGAGGAAATCATAGAGATGAAACAAGAAGACCTGGTGTCATTGTCCAAGTTCAAGCAAAAGGTAGAAGGCCTCGGCAATTATATCTGGCTGGCCACTGAAAAAGAACTCACAAAGCTGAAGATGTTCCTTTACGAACAGACCGAGACTGCACTTGAGGTGACACAGCTTGGCTGGCAACGGCAGGGGTTCTTTGCCTTCGGTAACGGATGTTTTGATACGGAGTGGCATATCGCGGATGAATACGGTATCGTACGGTTGAAGAATGGCAATTTTTACCTACCGGGTTGTAGTACCATTTATCGTGATGACATCAAATTATTTCAGTTCGAACGCAGGTTTGTACACACCACGTACAACAATGTCAGCATAAGGGTGTACAGCGAACAGTTGATTCGTGTATTCGGAGACAATGCTAAGGTTGGCATCTGCTTCTTGATTGCTTCCCTTTTCCGGGATATTATTTCGGGGCAAACTAAAAGTTTTCCCATCCTTAATCTGTTTGGTCCGAAAGGTAGCGGCAAATCAGAACTCGGTCACAGCCTGATGTCGTTCTTCATCATCAATAATAATCCGCCAAACATCCAGAATGCGACTATTGCAGCCTTGGGAGATGCGGTGGCACAATGCGCCAATGCGCTGGTGCATATTGACGAGTACAAGAATTCCATCGACCTTGACAAACGGGAGTTCCTCAAAGGCTTGTGGGACGGAACCGGCCGAAGCCGCATGAACATGGACCGGGACAAGAAGCGGGAGATTACGAGCGTGGATTGCGGTGTCATCCTATCCGGTCAAGAAATGCCGACAATTGACATCGCCCTATTTTCCAGGTTGATTTACCTGACCTTCACCAAAACGGAATTCTCCACGTCTGAGAAACAGGCATTTGACCAATGCAAGTCAATACGCGACTTAGGACTGTCGCACCTTACTTTGCAGCTGTTGCGCTACCGGTCAAAAATGGAGACGGATTTCACGTCCTCCTATCGCCAGTGTATGGGGGATTTGAATGAACGCTTGAAAGGCGAGAGCATAGAAGACCGCATCCAGCGGAACTGGGTCATTCCGTTGGCCGCCTTCCGCGCGCTTGAAGCGGTGCTCGACGTGCCATTTACTTACCTGGAGCTGCTGAACATCTGTGTGGACGGCATCATCCGACAGAACCGTGAATGCAAGAGCAACAACGAACTGGCCAACTTCTGGAATGTGGTCAGTTACTTGCAGCAGGACGGTGAAATATTCTTAGAGTCGGATTTCCGCATTGATTATTTGTCCGGGCTGAAGACAAACAAGGTCAAGGACCTCGCTTTTAAGCAGCCACGCCCTATCCTGCGTATGCGCACAGACCGCATCTTCATGCTGTATAAGAAGTTCAGCAAGCAGGTGGGAGATACCGCTTTACCGACTGAATCGTTGAATTTCTACTTGGAGAACTCCAAAGAATACCTGGGGGTACAAAACTCCGTCCGTTTCAAGAACATATTGAAGGGGGTAGAAGTAACCAAAGAACTGGAGGCCGGTGGACAAAAGTATTATAAGAAAACCAGCGTGACCAAGCAGGCCCTCTGCTTCGATTACACGGAGCTGATGGCAAACTATAATATCAATCTCAACATTGATATGGGAATGCCTGACGAAGAGGAAGAAAGGCGGGATAATAAACCGCCGGAGGACAAAACTTCTCCATATAAATTTTAATGTCTATCATAGTTGTGCGGAAGCTCTTGCCTGTGAAGGTAGGGGCTTTTTTCTTGCCTTTTTAAGACAAAAAAGATGCTTTATTTTGGGGCAAAAAATGCTTCTACACTTTCTACACTTTCTACATCTTTATAAATCAGTGTTTTATGTTATAAAAAGATGTTCTACAAGCTTCTACAAATTTCTACAAAATGCTGCTTTTCTGTATTTCTTCTACAAATAGATACTTTGTAGAAGGTTTTTCTACACTTTTTCTTTTATACTAAAACCGTTATGTTGTTGATATATAGGTAATTTTATACTTTGTAGAAAGTGTAGAAGGTGTAGAGGGCAAAATGTGCCTGCTCCAATAGAAATAAAAAACAAGAGAGTGATGAATATATTAATCAATATGCGTATTTTTGTATAAAAATCAATACTTTAAATGACGAAGAAAGACCGATTTGTTTGCTGGCTCCCTTGCAAGCCTTATGTCAAGCAATTCCTGCTGTACAATTTCAATGCCCCGGACGACACTTGGACCGAAATAGTCAATCTGTCCCCGGACAAGGAGCTACAGAACGACTTCCTTTCCAGGCTTGCAAAACCCGGACGATACGAGAACAGATACCGGAACCTGGCACGATATACCGCCAACGTGGCGGTGGAGATACGCCGTGATGACTTCTACCGATACGGATGGGCGATGTCGAATACCGAAGTGGTGGCGTTCGGCAGCAAGGTGGAGAGACGGATCAAGCAGATGCTTTTCCTCTATCTCGACACCCATGTCAGTATCGGAATCCCACTCTCGACCGCCATCCGCAACTTTCAGAACAGCTTCGGCTTTGATGACGACACCTGGTCTTATGAGACTATCCGCAGGGAGTATAACCGACATGGATATAGGAAAACGGTGGAGAATACCACGATTTTAGACTTTATTAACCGTATAATTTTGGGGAAGTTGTCCGAATTCGGGACAATTTCCCAGCAGGGAAAAATGGCTTATGAAAGCAATGCATTATGATTTTGAAAACGTCGGAGGATTGTTGCAGGTGATTGCCGTGCCTCCGGCCTCGTTCGTGCAAATCCGTAAGGACTATGCCTCCGGTCTGAACTATCTGGAACTCCGCAACCGGGAGGATATTGTTTCCATACCGGTATATGCCAATGACACCTATTCCTATAATGAAGACAAGGAGGTGAATGACGCGGGGGACTGCTGGAACGTTTCCATTGAAGGGGTGATTCCGAAACTTTCCCCGGCAAACCATCAGCTGATGGAGATGCTGGAGCGTGGCTTGTGGTATGTACTGGCAGTGGACGGCAACGGGGCGGTCCATTGGTGCGGGCAGGAGGACGCACTCATGCTGTTCGCCACAAACAAGACAAGCGGACGTTCCGTGTCGGAACGGAACAGCACCTCATTCACGTTCACCTGCATCCAGGATGAACCGACCGTCTATATTGAAAACATGGAGGAAATATAACCGTACGGCTTCCTTTGCTGACACGCAACACTCTTTCAGTCAAACATTTATCTGTCCGCTGACGGTACCCAATGTCCTTGGGTACCGTTTTTTTTGCGTTTTTCTTTGCGCAAAAATAAGTTTTATGAACGAGACAGTTATCACATTATTCGGAGCGATTGACCGTTACTGGTACAACAAAAACTATCTGAAATACTTTCTTGACAAGGCCAAAGGCCAGCCTGTACGCCTGAAGGTTTCCAGTTATGGCGGTGATGTGGCCGAAGCGGTCGCCATGTCCGCCTTGATGGCCGAGCACGGTAACGTGACGGTGGAGTTCATCAGCTTCAACGCTTCGGCGGCCACCATATTGGCGTTCGGCGCCAAGTCCATCGAGATGCACGAGGACGGCATGTGGCTGGCGCATAAATGCAGCCTGGGAGTGGACATCTGGGGCCAGCTCAATGCGGACCAACTGGAGGACACCATCAAGGAACTGCAGAACAAGAAGAAGAGCGCGGAAGCCATTGACCTGATGATTGCACAGAAGTACATCAACCGTAGCGGCAAAAGCCTGAAGGAGATTATCACCCTGATGGAAGAGGAACGCTGGATGCCTGCCGCCGAAGCCAAGGAATGGGGATTCATAGACAAGATCATTCCCGGTACCCATAAAAAGCCACAGGTGACCAATGAAATGACCGACTGCTTCACCGCACTTGGTATACCGTTGCCGGCTATCGATTCGGAGGAGAAGCCGGAACCGGAAGGCCGTGACAAAAACTTGGTCTCCCAGATTATCGACGGTATCAAAGGGCTGTTCCCTGCCGGCAACAAGACTGACATTTCTAATTCTTCAAATACAGTTATGCGTAAAGAATTTACTTTCATCAACCAGATCCTCAACTGCGAAGGCGTTGAGGAAAAAGACGGTAAGATGTTGCTTACCGTGGAGAATCTGCAGGCCATCAACGACGCCGCCAAGGCCGCCAACGAAGCGAAGGCCAAAGCGGAGAATGACCTGGCTGTCGCCAACACCGCCAAGAAGACTGCCGAAAACAGTCTGACGGCAGTCGTGAATGACCTTGACAGCCTGAGTGACAGCGTCAGGAATGCCGCCGACAACAAGGCCAAGGTACAGGTTATCCGTGATATCGTGGCCAAGATTCCCGGAACGGCAACCGCCAGTCATCAGGAATCGAACGAAGACAGCAAGTTTGCCGATATCGCTACGGATCCGATCAACAGTTATGAGAATGAATAACATCTAAACTATTCTATTTATGGATTTTAAAGCACCTATTGACATTACCACGGTTCTGACCGCGGTAAAAAAGCACAGAGACATCCTGAAGGCGGTCGATAAGCTCGACGCTTCGGAGGTATTGAAACATTTCACTCCGGTACCGGGCATTACCGATTCTCTTGAATTGGGCAAGGTAGAGGGTGGAAGTATTTCCAGCAAGTACACCGGTAAGTTTACAGCTGGCAAGTATCTGGGTAAGATTGTTCCCCGCCGCTTGGTAGTACGTCCGGTTGTGATGGAGATGTCCGACGAGCCGGAACGCTACCGCCGTACCTACATTGCCGAGGTTCCCGGTACACTCCGCAAAGAACATCCCTTCGAGCTGTGGCTGATCAACCACGGGCACGAACTGGCATCCAATGATTTGCTGTTTGCCATCTTCACAGCGAAATACAGCGCTGATGAGAACAAGACGGACATTCAGGACTCTTTCGACGGTATCGGTACCATTATTACCGAAGGTGAGGCAGTCGGGGATATCTCCAGTGCCGAGGGCAACGTTTATACTACCGGTGAACTGACTCGTGCCAACATTGGCGAAAAGTTACTGGAGATGTGGCGTCACATGCCGCGTACCTTCAAGCGCAAGAAGAACATCAAGATGTTCATTTCCGATGATTTGGGCGACATGTACGATGACTGGCGCAAAGATGAAGGTACTATCGTTATCGGATTAAAAGAAGATACTTCCGATACACAACACCTGCTCGGTTCCAACAACCGTTGTGAGCTGGTACGTGTTCCGAATCTTCCCGATGGCAGCCAGTTCGTCATGCTGACCACTAAAGGGAACATTTGCTACGGCTTTGACAAAGAGAGTGATTTCAAGTCTATCAAGCCGTTCTTCTCCGGTAATCCTTATACGTTTGATGCTGCGGGCAAGTACGTGATAGGCTTCCAGTTCGTATCGGTACATAAATCGGAGTTCTGCGTCAATGACCGTCCGGTGGATCCTGAAGGTAGCAACCCGTTCGGATATATCGAGGTCACAATTGCACCGGATGAAGCGAAGGCCAACGGTGGCAAATGGCGTATTCAGGGTGAAGAGGGCTGGCGTGATTCCGGCACGTATGTAGCGGTTCCCGGTGGTAAGGAATATACCGTCGAGTTCCTGGAAGCTGCCGGATATACCACTCCTGCCGTGCAGAAGAAAACTCCTGCTGCGGGTGCAGTAGAGAAAGTGACGGGTACATACGTTGTTAAATCTGAATAAATCCTGTGACTATGGCAGAAGTAGACCCCAAATTATGTATTGCCCTTGATGACATCAACGAGGCAATGGACTGCAACAGTCAGGGTAACATGGCGGGAATCGTACCGTCCGTTATCTTCGGCTATCATGAAGACGTGGCAACATGGCCGGACTATCCGAAAAAGACGGATGCCCCGCTTTCGCTTGAAGAAGCCGGCACACTGGTCGGAGACCTTGTCATGAAGGAAGGCAGGCGTGCTTATAAGATGGATTTCACGGACGACCTGGCGGAATTCAAGATTACGGATCAGGGAGAAACCGGTGGTGAGTCATCACTGATGGACTTGAACATCATTTCTCCCAAGATGCGGAAGAAGGTATTCGGTTTCGAGAATGCCACCAAAGGCCGTAAGATGTTCTTCATCGTGACCGACAACAACGGTACAAACTTCCTAATGGGTGACAAGCGGCGCGGTGCCATGCGTGCCTCAGGAGACGGGGCCACCACCGGAACCGGCAGTAGCGGACGCAATCAAAGTACGCTTCACTATACCTTCGCTACCCCCATCAAGTGCGTGTATGAAGGTGACATGGAAGACATTCTTACTGTGAAAGCTGCACCCGGAGGCTGATTTTTGTTTCTTCGTCTGGTCAGTTGGCTGTTTATGTCCGTCTCCGGATTCTTTCCGGGAGGCGGACATTTTGTTTTGTCCTATCCCGGCAATAAAATTCGCAACATCTTTGTATAACGTTAATATCAAGAATCATGGCTGAAATTACAAATGCTTATATCGAAGCCCGCAGAGAAGGTATCGCCTGGCTGAACTCTGCTAAGAGAGAATACAATGTTGGTGTGGCTATCCTTGCTAAATCAGGTTACAAGACAATCGTATCATCCAAGTTGGCTAAATTAGGCGAAAAGCCGCATACCCGCGAGAAGCTGGAATACGAAATCCGGCAGATGATTAAAGTCTGGTACCATCCGGATGACCCGCGCTTTGAGGATGTGGACCTGGCGGATGATGCGGTGCCCGGTAATGACGGCCGTTCCGAGACGGTTCCCGAAGAAACGGCGGCGGCCATCGTTACCATTGCGGAAAAGGAACTGGCACGCGAAACGGATGAACAGCCCGCTTATCCGCCTGTCATTGCCAAAATCATCTATGATTTCCGGGAATGCTACAATGAACGTTCACGGCTGCACCGGTTACTGTCCGAACAGGGTGAGACCAATACGGCGGCTGTATGTGCACAGCGCAAGGATATTGTTACCCGTATAGCCTTCCTCTCCAACCGCATGACATTGCTAGCGGCCATCAAACAGCAATATGAGCAGAACAAGGAGTTGCCGACTGACAAGCAGCTGGACGAACTCTACCAAAAAGCGGATACTCCCGAAGAAAATCCGGAAAAGGAAGAGGATGAGACCGATATCAGTTCCCTTTCCGTGGAAGAACTGAAGAAAGCGAAATCCAATGCCAAGAGCAAGATTACCAAGGCAAAAAACATGTTGTTGTACTCTTCGGAGAGCAAGCCTAAAGACGGCAAGGAAAATCCGCTTCCGGACTGCCCCAAACGCGTGAAATACGAGAAGAAGGTGGCTGCCCAGGAAGCACTGGTAGAAAAGATAGAATATCGTTTGGCGGAACTGCAATAGGTTATGTTGGTCTGTTGCAGCGAGATTGAGAATAAGATGATGCCGGCGGATGACGCAGTAAGCCCTATGCAGGGAGACCGATACCCGGCAGGCTACATCCGCCGAACGGATGCGGCAGCCTCCGGCCATGACCTGGTTGCGGAGAAGCTGCTGCATCCGGACGCCATGGGGGTGCTGGTACCCGGCAGGGACAAGCATTTCTACTCTTCTGGAGCATTTAACCTGATCCAGCTGATTTTATATATTTTGAAGCAGACGGGTCCGGCACATCTGTTCCTGACAACCTATTCCATCTCTATGGATAGCATCAACGCCCTTCATCGCAAGGTTGAGACTGATGAGTTGCTATCGGTACGGTTCCTGATCGATAATCGTGTACGCAGCATCTCACCCAAACCGTTCGATTATCTGGTGACTACATTTCCGGACTGCTACCGTTGCCTGGCGCTTCATGCGAAGGTGGCGCTGCTGTATAACGAGGACTGGAAGATTACCGTTGTAGGCAGTCAGAATGCCACGCACAACCCGAAGCTGGAACGCGGAATCATCCATACCGGCAGTGATATTTTTGACTTTGACTTTAAAATGTTGAATGATGAATTTGACTCAGGAACAACGTGAGGAGATAGAGAAAATGGCATACCGCCTTATCCTTCCGGGGCTGATCGCAATCAATATCGGTGTGGATGAGACGGATTTTCTTGCAGAACTCCGTACTCCGGGCACCGAAGTGCGGACGGCTTTCTACCGGGGCCATCTTCGTCAGATGGTCGAACTCCGGGAGTCACTCATCAAGTCGGCCGCCAATGGCAGCAACCCGGCACAGCAGGAGCTTATCAAGTTCATCAAATCGCAACAGCAGTATCTTGAGTATGAATAACAACCGTCTAACGGCATCCAAAAGCAAGGCCGCATTGGAGGAGCAATCCTACGACCTTATACAGCAGCACATCATCGACCCGGAAAACAGTCCGCTACCGGAGCATCTGCGTGTACAGTGCAACCGGGTGCTGCAGATAGCACGCCTTTTGGATGACTATCCGAACGAGAGCCACATCATCAACATCATGCTGGCAAAATACCGTATCTCGCGTACCCAGATAAGGAAGGACATCGCCCTGGCAAAAGAGCTGTTCAAGACACAGCACCAGTTCGATTGGGACTTCTGGTATGCCTGGATGATCAAGGACCAGATTCAGCTTATCCGGGATTGCAAGCTCAAAGGTGATCTCAAGCAATGGAACAACGCCAAGAAAGTGCTGCATCAGATGATTGGTGAGAAGCCGGCTTCCGTCGAGGACCCGCGACGCATGGAGAAGAATGTATTCTACATCCAGATCAATAGTATGGGGCAAAAGGTGGATATTCCCCTGAATGCCATCCGCAACCTTTCCCAGGAAGAGCAGAAGATTCTGGTGGATTCGATGTACACGCCTATCGACGACGCACAAGCGGAAGAAATAATGAACTCATAACAGATTACCCATGAAAAAATTGACAAACAAACGACTCATCTCTTACTTGGTTGACCATAAGCACATTGATATGGTATCGGTCAGCAAGACACAGATTGTCTGTACCGTATCTGCCAGGTTCAGGCCGGAAGAGGTGCCGCAGCTGCTGGCTGATACCGGACAGGACATGCCCCGCATGACCTCCTCCGAAGGTGTGAACTACATTGTTTTCCCACGATATTGATACGGCAGGACAATGGACGAAAACGTCTGGGAAGAGGTCATACAGGTCAATCCGGCGCAGGCGGCATTCCTCGTGATGCCGTACAAGAACGGATATGTCATCTACTCGCGTGCCACGGGTAAATCATTCATTACCGGTGCCGTG